ACTTATTCAAAATGTAGCTTGACACAGCCAATACCCTATGGTATTATAGAGGCACTATCAATTAATTTTGTTAGTGCCTTTTTTTATAAGGCTTCATTAACAATTACTTTAACAAAGGAGTACTCATGGATAAAGTAAAAGAGGTAAAGCTAAATGCACAGATACGAAAGCCTATTGTCGTAGACTATCGTAAGCATTTGGAACAGGAAGATTCTCTGGACAAAGATAATTTCTTTGAGGCAAGAGAGAAAGCAACAAGTGCTATTGATTCTGCTTTTAATACTGCAAAGGTAGTATTAAACAGAGCATACAAACCAGTAGATGTTGCAGACTATAAACGATTGGCAAAAAAATATAGTAGTGTTGACGCTACTGGAAAAGACAGTTGTTTTTTTATGTCAGTACCAGAAGAAACAGTACAAGACGAGTACGATGATGAGGTTGTTAAGTCAAAACACTTCAGCTTTAAACTTGACGGTAGTGTGCAAGGAGATAACCGAAGCAGATATGGTAGTGGAAGTTCTAACAATGGTAAGAACTTTGCCTATGGTATGTATCGTGAGGAGATGAAAGGTAGAGGACTTAATCCAGATTGTAATATTGAAAATGATATTAACAATAAGGACTCTATAAGTAGAGGTCATTCAAATAACCCTTACTTATCTCAATGTCGTAATGATAATCAGTATTACCTAGAAGGTAAAGGTGGTACTACTAATCATCTTGAATCATGGAAACAACAGTTTGCATTGGATATAATTGGAACAGGTGGTTGTAAATCAAGAGCAATACCATGTACTAATAGTGAGTTCAATCAATTTGAAATCATGATTGGTGCTAAACAAAATGTTGTTAGGTGTCATGAGAAATGGATAGCTTCTATACTTACAAAGACTAAACTGTTTGATACTGCTATTAAGCAGATGAGAACATTTAATCAGGTAGAAGCATTCGCAGTACACCCTAAAATTAACTGGACTATATCTCCAGAGATTTTAGTAGCAAAAACAGGTACTGATGTTGCATTATCTATTGATACATTAGCAGATACTATCTCTATGATTGGTGAGGCAAAGCCTACTAGAGACCAGAAGCTAGAGGCTCGTATGATGTATGAGAAAGCACAGGTATCATCAGTTAATTAAGGATATCACTTGACATAGTAGAAATACTATAGTATATTAAAGGCATTACTAATTAATTTTAGTAGTGCCTTTTTTTTAACCCAACAATAAGGAAAACATATGAGTGCATTAGTTGAAAGACTACAAGAACAGTACGCAGATGAATACCAACGGAGTATTACACCTGTTGAACTGCGACAATTAGACTCAGTAGAGAGTACATTTAAGTTAAATAAACCTAGCTATGCTGTCTTAGATACTGAAAACAACAAGGCAATACACCTACATGGTGCTAACTACCAGTTGATACCCTATGAAAGAATAATATCTGGGTTATCTACTGCATTAGATGAGTATGAAATAGATATAAGTGATACATCTATTAAATTTAATGTGTCACCAGACTTAAACTACATGAAACTTAGGATTATGTTTGGAGATACTGGAAGTTTTGGTACTTACTCTATGAACTATAACCAAGATGATAAGTTAAAGTTTGGTGTTGAAGTTATATCTAGCTATGATGCATCAATTATCTATCAGTTAAGGTCTATGTTCTTAAGATTAGTATGTGCAAATGGTATGAAATCATTTGAAGATATTAATTCTTCTATGAAAAGACACACACTTAACTTTAATCTTGATGATTCATTTACTAAACTTAAGAATCTTAACACAATCTTTAGTGATATGAAAAATAAAGTAGAGGCATACCAAAGTGTTGAGTTAGGCAGACAAGATGTTGAGAAGTTATTTAGAAAGTTCTCTAATAATTCTGATGGTAAGTACCACTTACTTAATAACGTATTAGAAACTGATGTAAATAAATCAACACTCTTTGATGTGTATAATGCACTAACAAACTACAGTTCACATAATGAACGTGCTGTTAAGATAGGTAAGAAAGAGAGTACTGATTATAAGATTGAATCTTCTAAGAGAGACTCTATAAGAAGCAGTGAGGATAGAGACTTTGAAGTTAGAAACTTTCTAAAGACTAATGACTTTATGTTTTACTATCATCAAGGTGTAGCTAATCAATTAAGAGCATAGGAAATACTTGGGGGGCTAGTATATACTATTAACCCCCCCTGCAATGACACGATACTATAACATATTTAAAGAGATAAACCAAGTGGACACAGTGTCGCACCTATGGTATAGTACACACTAACAAAGGAAATAAAATGAAAACATTAACAACAGAGAAAACAGATAGAACACCAGAAGAACAGCTAGGTTTAGCTAAGATTCAAATTATGTTTGAGGATTCGTTTGGCATGTTTAATGCTAGAGGTGGTGTTATAAAAGATGTACAGATAGAAAGAGAAAAGGAACAAGCAACTGCTTGGATTAGGTCTAAAGACTGTGAGTTTTTCTGTGACCTTGCAGATACAGAACAAGACCACATAATAAAACTACATGATAATTTAATGTATAGATATAATACAAAGAAGATAACATTAGAAGATGTAAAATTTGCAATAAGAAACTTAGGATTAAAAATATGATAAATAAAAAAGAGTACATAGAACAACAGGCAGAAGATGCGTGGGAAGACCACAAATATATAAATCAAATTCTTATAGGTTACTTTACTGACGAGGTTAAAGGCATGTCAGATGAGGAATTTAAAGAACATCTTATAGAATTAAATTGGGAGATATAATGAAAACAGTTAAAGAACTAGAGGCAAAGATAGGTACACTATCTAACCCCAGTAAGATGCCCTCGTTTGCATGGGGTATACCTATTCAATACTGTGTGACAGGTAGTAAGTTAGCATTAGTTGAAGGAACTATCTGTAATAAATGCTACGCAGGTAAAGGTTGCTATGTATTCCCAGTTGTAAAAGCTATGTATCAAAGAAGGTACGAAGCAATAGGTCTACCAGAATGGGTAGATTATATGGCACAACTCATTACCCAAAAGTACAAAAACCTAGATAAATCAAGGCGTTTTCACCGTTGGTTTGACTCTGGTGATGTACAATCTTATGAACATCTTATGAAAATATTTGAGGTGTGCAAACTTACACCACACATAAAGTATTGGTTGGCTACTAGAGAGTATCAAATCATAGATAAAATTACAGAGAAAGATGTACCAAAGAATTTATGCTTACGAGTATCAACAACTAAAGTTGATAGTCCACCACCTAAGTTTTGGAAGTGGACATCTGGTGTGCATAAAGATAAAAAAGCAGTAGGTCGTGAGTGTCCTGCACCTAAACAAGATGGTGAGTGTGGTAGTTGTCGTGCCTGTTGGAATCATAAAGTTAAACAAGTAAGTTATAAGGAACATTAGTATGCCAAAATATAATATAACTGCAGGTCAAACTATTTATGCAACTTATGAAATAAAAGTTGAAGCAAGTTGTAAGGAAGTAGCAGAAAAAGTAGCATTAGCCACGCCATTAGATAAATGGGACGATGAATGTTTTGAAAATGGTGATGCATTAACAGTAGATGAAATAGAGGAGGAATAATATGACAGATAAATGCGTAGCTTGGGCAATAATTGCAACAATAGAAAGACCAGATGGTACTTGGTATGATGAGACTATAGGTGCTATAGATGATACTACAGCACAGTATGTTGATGATTTTTTAACTGAGTACATGAAAGATAAAGAGGAGAGTAAGCATGAATAAGAAAGACAGAGAAGACTTTGAATGGGCTAGTAGTTTTTATTTATATGATGACCTAGATAAAGCTTGGGTTAATTGGGATGAAGAAAAACTTTTTGAGGAGATTGAATCTTTAGCATGGCAACCCTTTGAACATTGGGAAGGTGAGGATATTTACAATGAGATTAATAAACTTGCATCTTCAGTAAGACAAAAAATAGAAAAGGAAAACAAATGAGAGTATCCAAAAGAAAAATAAAAAAGTTTTTAACTTTAAATCTTTATAAGAATAAAGACTATTACAATAAAGAACTTGAGTTAGCCATAGAGGTTATACAAGATTTTTTAAACTGCGACCCAGTTCATGTTGGTAAGCTACAAAGTAATACTTTTACTACAGTATATGAGATAGATGGAGAGGTAGATGAGTAGAGTCATACTCATTTTTTTTTTATGTCTAACTTCCTGTAAGAGTCTAGACTTTAATCCAACAACAACTATACTTAAACATATAATAACTAGCAAGGATAAATAATGATTAGATTAATAAAAGTAACACAAGAGCATATAAACAAAGGTACACCAGAATGTAATTTACTATGTCCAATAGCATTAGCTTTAACGGAAGAATATAAAACTGATGATGTTGACGCTGATTATTTTCACGTTGCAGATTTACGTGTTAATAACAAGAAGTTAAGGATTCAAAAAAATCAACAAGAATATGTTGTAGATTTTATGAAATCATTTGATCAGTTTATATATAATATAGGTGATGAAGACGATGTACAAACACCAACACCATTTACATTAAGAATAGTAGAAAGAAAGAAAAGACTTGACAAATAATAATAAGTATGATAGGGAGAATCATTATGAAAAAATACAAAGTAAGAATATTTGGAATGGGAATAGATGCCAAAGCATTGATACCATTTCCATACGAACCAACATTAGATATGATTGAGAATGCAGTTGGTGAGTATTTAAACGAGGGCTTAATGAAGATAGAAGCTGATACATTTTATGTACCTACTAGATATACAATAACTTACGAGGAAATTCTACCAGTAGAGGAAAATAATGTATAATCAAGATGGAGCCTTTTATTATAAAGTAAAAAACTTAAAAAAGTATGATGAGGAAAATAAAAAGTTATACATATACACTCTATCATATGGTGCTCTACTTAATAATAAAGTTATTATAGCTAAAGGTAAAAATCTATTTAGATTTCGTAGATGTGCGTGGGTATACTATCCTTATTTAAAGATTTTATATGATAAACTTATATTTGGTGACATTGAAGAATACTATGAGGAAATGAGAGAAGCCATGACAAAAAAAAACTATGAATATATAGATAAAAATAAGTATATTGATTCGCATATTAATATAAATAAAATAAACAAACTTAAAGAAAATAAACTTAAATCAACATGAATTATAAGCAACAACTATTAGTAATTGAAGGGCTATTCATTCCACCAGACACCTCTATCAGAATGGATTGTCCTTTTTGTCATGGTAAGAATACCTTATCAGTAGACACAGCCACCAATAATATAAATTGGTTTTGCTTTCATGCATCATGTAAAGCTAAAGGTAAGTACACAGGTGAGAAAGATATGAATTATGTAAACTCAACATTCAATACTAATAATAAAACAAATGATGTACACTTTGAGATGCCAGATAGTTTTACAACTGTATATTCAAATGACAAAGCAATGAAGTACCTACACAAAAACAATTGCTGGGAAGCATGGAGTTTAGGTAGAGCCACAATTAAATTTGATGTTGCACAGAACAGGGTAGTATTCTGCGTTAAAGATCCAAAGACAGATGAGATTGTAGGTGCAGTAGGTAGAGGATTAACTTCCAGAGTATACCCTAAATGGTATATGTATGGTAACAAAGATGTACCATTTTCTTGTGGTCTACTGGAACATAAGGAAGCTATCCTTGTAGAAGATTGTGCCTCTGCTTGTGCAGTATCTAATGTATTGACAGGCATAGCCTTGATGGGTACGTCATTAAAAGAATCTCATAAGAAACACTTGACACAGTACGATAAATTGTATATAGGGTTAGACAGAGATGCAACAGTTAAATCATTTGGTATTGCTAATGAACTTAAGTCTTATGGTATTAAGAATGTTCATGTTAAAACTTTAGAAGATGATTTAAAATATTATGGAACAAAAGAAATAAAGGAGATGTTTAAATGAATGATAGACCACACCCAGATGAACCAAGCCCTGCAATGTTTGACTCAGGTAAGTATATTAAAATGAATAAGATAGAAGCATTAGAAAAACAAAAGGTATATTTGCAAGAACAATTGAGAAAAGCAGGACAAGAGATTAAAGAACTAAGGGATGACAATAAAAAATTATCACAACAGATAGGGGATAGAAATAAAATATATGAGTAGAATAAATAAATATAAAATAAAAGAACCTGTTTGGAAAGATAACAGCATAGGTATTGCTGATTTTAGATTAAGAGAAGCATTGTTAGTTGATGTAACTTATAAAAATAAAAACAAAGAACGCATTTTTCCAGACACTTATATCATAAACAACCCTAACCTAGTAGACAGGGATTATCAAACTATACAAGGTAGAAAGATATATAAATTTTTAATAAGTGAACTAGATGTTTTTGCAGAAAAGGAATATAATATATGATAGAGAAACAAATAATAAAACTAATGTTAAGTAAAGATTTTTATACAGAGTATAAAGGTAGAGTATCTCGTAATGTATTTCAAGGTAGCTTTGGTTCCTTGTATGACACAGTACAGAAAGCACACGACAAGTATGATGCTGATATAAGTATTGATGAGTTGTATTCTCTACATACTGCAGTATTTAATCCTGCATTAACACGAGCAGCTAAGGAACAGTTCAGTGAATTGCTAGAGGATATAAAAGAAACACAAGAGCCATCAAAACAAATAGCAGATGATATAATTAAAATATTAATTGAGAGAGATGTTGCACAGAAAATAGCAATAGAAGCTACTGAAATATTTAATGGTAAACCTGCAGATTTTAACTTCATTACAAGTCTTATAGAAAAACATAAGACAGGATTACCTACACAAAAATTAGACGCAGTAACAAATGACATTACTGAACTACTTGAGGAGTTAAATGTTGTTAGTAAGTGGCAGTTTAATTTAACTGTACTTAAAAATAACATAGGTGGAATCGGTCCAGGAAATTTAATGATTGCATTCGCTAGACCAGAGACAGGTAAGACAGCATTCTGGGTTAGCCTTGTGTCTGCACCCTATGGATTTGCTGAGCAAGGTGCAAAGGTACATGCTTTTATTAATGAAGAACCTGCAGTACGTACACAGATGAGAGCCATCAGCTGTTTCACTGGGCTTAACAAAGAACAAATTACTGAAGATGTACCTAAGGCAAGAGAGGAATGGATTAAAATAAAAGATAATATTACTATGATTGACACAGTTGATTGGTCTATGGATGATATAGATAGTCATTGTGAAAAACATAAGCCAGATATTATTGTAATAGACCAATTAGATAAAGTAAATATAAGTGGTACATTTGCAAGAACAGATGAGAAGTTAAGAGCAATCTATACAAGTGCAAGAGAGATAGCAAAAAGAAGACAGTGTGTAGTCATTGCTATATCACAAGCATCAGCAGAGGCACAAAACAGAAATACTATATCATTTGATATGATGGAAAACTCTAAAACAGGTAAGGCAGCAGAGGCTGATTTAATTATTGGCATTGGTAGTAATACTTCTGTTGACCCAACCAGTAGTATGAGAATATTAAATGTTAGTAAGAATAAAATAACAGGGTGGCATGGAGAGCCATCTTGTTTGTTAGATAAATATATAAGCAGATTCACAGATTAACGGAAAGGTAATATGATAACAACAGTAGATGTAGAGACCTCGTATCAAAAAACAGAGGCAGGTGGCTTTGATCCATCACCATTTAATCCAGATAACATACTGGTTAGTGTAGGTATTAATGATG